ATTAAGTCATCTATCAATCTTAATTTTCTATCTATTTCTGTAGATAATTTAACTTGTTCTGAATTTTTAGAATTTTTAGATTTTTTCTTAGAAACATTACCCTTTTTCATATTTCTGCCCAAGAATGTATCCAAGAAACCTTCACTATAGTTTTCACCATATGTTTCGCAGGGAGTTTTTCCACAACCACAATTTTTCTCAGTGACAGATGCAATGCCTTTCATGCGATTCTTTTCTTTACGGCGATGGGCATCTCCGCGCTTCTTATAATCAGCATTTGATGAATCTGTTTTAGCAGCATTTTGATAATTATTGGCATACTTTGTACGTTGTGGCAAATCTCTTTCAGCTTTACTTTTGTATGCTTTTTTCTTTTCTGGAGAAATTTCGTTTACTTCAGCGGACTCACCTCGCGCATTTTTAAAAGCTTGGTCTGTAGGAGCGCCTTTAGAACCAGGCTTTCGCATAGGTCTGCCTTCTTTTCTTTTCTTATGAATATTAGCCCAAAGACTTTCTTTAAAACTTTGCATTCTTATTTTTCCCATCCTTTTAAAATTTCTGGTGAAAAGTTGTTGTATGAAAATTCCATACGATCAACAAGTTTCACTGCGTCACCACCAAGTTTATCAATTGCTACATAGCCTTCATCACCAGATACTTTAAAACCGTCTTTGGTTTTAACAAATACATCATAATTTTTGATTCTATTAAGTATATTTATAAGTTTCAATTTAACTAGAACTATCAATTTTTGCAGATCGAACATCTTTTTTAGATTAGATTTGTTAGTTTCTGAAAAAAATTTCAACAGATCATCTCTTTTATTCTTTTGTGCTAATTTGCCCTTATCAGTTTTTCTCTTATCGATTTCTTTTTGGAACTTATCTTTGTGCCATTGAATTAAATTATTGACATGTTTTTGAGTATCTTTGATAATTTGTCCTTGACGGACATATGTATTGTTGAAAGTTTCTATTGATTTAGCTAAATCTTCATTAGTTTCCAATTGTTTGAGCGTAGAACTAGAAATTTGATTAAATAATTTACCTATTTCAGTCAATTGTTTATTCACTTCAGTTGTATCTTTTGCAGACATTGTAATGCCTGTCATATCTCTTAGCATAGCATCTTGAGACCAAACATTTTTAGATTTTTTAAATTTCTTTATATCCACCCCATAATTAGCTTTCATATTCTCAAATGAATCTCCAGTATATGTAGTATGCCAAACAATACCTATTTTAGAATTTTTTATATCTTTTGCTGCAGACGAACCTTGGTCTATTGCATAAATCAATGTGTTAGGATGAAAGGTAGTATATTTTTTTCCGGCAATTGTTTGATTTGACAAATCATCTCGGGAATATAAGAAGTCTCCTTGGACCACACCTTTGATCCCCAATTCCGGCAGGTATTTGAGTGCGTCTTGTAACTTAGCATTAAGGTCGCCAGAAGTATCAGCATCAATATCAGCTGGAGATTTATAGACCTTAGGGTTTTTATTGAATATCCCTTTTTTGGCAACAAAAAAGCTGCCATCACTCGGATCAATACCAGCAAACACAGCAGGAGCGCCATCCCATTTAACACTTACATTTCCTTTCTTAACTCCAGATAACATATCTCGCATACCAATTAATGCAAAAATAGCTTCTCTCGTACCTTTTACTCCACCATAAAGAACTTTATCCTCAATATGAGTCATATGAGTATTTTTCTGTTCTGTGATAAAACTACTGAAATTTCTCATAATTTGGTGCCTTTATTGTTACTAATTAATACTATTTATATAAAAAAAAGAGCCAGTAAACTGGCTCTCTGCGAGATGTTTATTAGAGTAGGTGTGAATTGTATAGTAGAAACCTTACTTAAAAACTAATTTTATAAATGTGCACCTATTGTCAATTCTTGCGGGCTTGCGATAAATTTAAATTCTGGTTTTGCTTCAAACCTTAATTCTGGATTACAGCCTGCAAGAAATAGTGTTAGTAGAATTGTAACAAAAATTTTTATTTCCATTTTTCTAATTCCTTCTGTTTAATATCTTCATGGACTTTACTTAGTTCTTTGTATTTTTTTTCAAACGGTTCGCGCCAAACTTTAACGTCTGCTTTTGAACCGTAAGTCAAAGATATAGCATCATCAATAAATCTCAAGATTTCGATTCTCGCAGGATTTTCCATCTTTTTAAATTCGGTCTTGCCGATACTTCGCGTAACAGCAAGAGCCATATTATATCCAATTACAATATCAAGCATATCGAATTCCTAAAGGAAACTTACGGCGCCAGTGCCGTCTTGTATTTTCCCTAGTTACTTGCTTAAATTGAGTATTGATTCCATGATAGCGATAACCACCTTTCATACGCATAGTAGTTTCTTCAATGGGTTCTTCAGTTTCAGGTTCGTCTAAGGATTTATCTTCAGAAATAGTATCATACATATCTCCGAGAATTTCACCATACTTATTTTCTTTAACGGCTTGAATCTCACCATCAATCATTCGTAGCGTATCTTCTTCTGTCATAAAATATCTCCTTTTAGAATCATATAATAGCACAAAACTTATTGATTGTCAACGTTTTTCATTATATCTTGATGCTCTAATAGTGATTGTTCACTTATAAAGAGTGTGGTATATCTATTATTATCTTGAGCATTTGGTTGAAACTCGCCTTCCATATTTTTTCCTGAATTTTTTGAATCTTGGGCATCTGCAAGTTTTTTCGCTTGTTCTCTATCATAGGGCATTTTATATAAACGATGGCCTTTTTGTGGCGTGTACATCCATAATATAATAGTACTACCTTGATCAGTTATTTCGTGATGAACATAATTAAATTTACCTTTTGGTTGACTATTAATAGGAGCGCCTGCTAAAAGTATGAGTTGATATGATATGAATATAAAAAATGCGAGTTGTAAAGGAAGTGCAATAAGTTTTAGTATGAAAAGTGCATTTGAATAGTATATGAGTCCTGCAGTATATACGCAGGTAATAGCTATAATAATTATAAAAAGTGTTATCATGGTACTTCTACTCCATCGTTTCTAAATGTTCTACCCGTGCCTTTATCAGGTCGAATTTTTATATCGATTTGATCATTCATATCATAAATATTGCCGCTTTCATCTACCATAAAAGAAAACACAGGAATTTCTTCTTTAAATCTAACTCTCACTGTTCTTGACATATCAAGCGAAAATGGATTCATATCCATAATATCAATTGTAACTTTTGTAGGATATTCTTCATCATCAGATTTTGCGTGTGTACTATAATTGTGAACCGTCACAATATACTCACCAGGAACTATTCCGTTTATTGAAACTGTTTCAAGGTTTCTTTCAATCAGCATAGTCTCGCCATTTAGCACAATTAAATCATTCGTATCACCAAGATCATCACGTTCAAGTATCATATATCTGCCGTCTTTAGATGAAAATCCTACAATAGTATCATCTGGTCCTTTTATCCATAAATCAATATCAATTCCAGAATCATCTGCCCAAGATGATGTAATAATAAACTCGGACCTAGGATCAATCTTACCTTCTTCTGCAATAGGATTTATAAGTAAAAATGCAATTAGAAGTAGGCTTGTAAAACCTATTAGTAGATTGAAAAGTAGATCGGTAAATGCTAAATTTGAACTATATTTTTTCATCATCTGTATCCAGCATTACTAACTGCAATTTTAAAATAACGGAAGTTACCAGTCCAGTAAGTGTAGTCAACAACGCAATTCCCATACCTTGTGCTAGTTTACTAATCACTTCTTTCATAGCTTGTGCTGAAGTTGTGTCTATTTCGGTAAAGGTTGTTGTAAGAACAATAATAAATCCGACTAAAGTTCCTATCATGCCTATAGACATAACAGCATCAGATATAAACCAAATCATGCCTAGTTCATCTTGATTACCATATGAAAATTGTCTTTTCCAACTTTCGATACCAACTCTTAAAGATGAAAGTAAAAAGATAGAAGCTATTAACATAGTTATCTTTGTAGGATCATTTTCATAAATAAATCCAAGTATATCAATATTGTACTGTATAAATCCGAGAGATAATACTAGTATTACTATACTAGTCCACCATTTCCAAAAAATCATTATTTTTTCCTCTATTTTTATTTCATTAGTATATATGAATATAATACTGTATAATATAGTGATAAGCGACAATTCGCTCATATAAATACTTTTATGACCAACTATAAGGAGTCAAAAAATATGGAAGTACTAAATACAGTAAAAGCTTGGGCAGCATCTTTAGCCGAAGTTGGCGTGAGTATCGCCGCACTTATGATCGTATTGGAAGTTCTAGGAATCGGTATGATTCCATTTATCCCAGCAACATCTGTTGTTGCTAATGTATCCGCAATGCTGGCAACACTTGGTGCACAAGGCATTATGGGACTAGTTGCAATTTGGATTCTCTGGAATATCTGGGAACGGCGTTAAATTTAATTTAATTAAGAGTGTGATGGGGGGCATTTAAGCCCCCCATTTTTTTAAAATTTAGATAACCACGCTGCAATCGGATAGCAAAATGGTAATAGCGCAATTGCCATAAGAATATTAACTCCTGTATGTGCAAGGGCTATTCTTAATGTATCTTCTTTTGGCATACCATCACTCACTAGTATACCCGCTAGCCAAATTGTTCCTGTTGTGCCAATATTAGCTCCAAGTACACACGCGATAGCTGCGGGTAATGGAACTGCACCAGACGCAACCAGTGCAATTATTGCTGTTGTTGATAACGAAGATGATTGCCATAACAATGTCATGACAATTCCACCTAAAAACATATACATTGGGTTATGTGTAAAGAAAGATAGATGGTCTATATTGCCCATAGATTTCATACCGCCAGAAAACATCTTCAGTCCGATATAAAATACTACTAGACCTATTAAAGTAGTAATAACTGGATTACCTAATTCCATTTTATTAACCTTTTTTGTGAGCTTTTTAAGTTCATTCATTTGATATAGACTCCGTTTATTCTATATTCAATATATATAAGTTATGAAATGTGAGAAAAGATAAACAGTATCATTGAGCAAACAAAAATCACACTTTACCGCCGAGTACTCGTCTTGTGAAAGTGTCTCTCTTTGAAGGTCTAGTTCTATCGGA